GCAAAGTATGCTTCTCTAACTGCTGACATCAACAAAAGAAATGAACTAATCGAACTAGAGCAGCGTGAAGCTAAGACTGCTGAAGCAGTGCAGAAGGCGGCCGTTAACTTTGCTGGTACTTCTGTTACTGACACTGAAGGCGATATTCTTCGCAAGATTGCTTTGGGTGAGATTCGTGGTCACGAGTTCCGTGCTATCACTGGATCAAGCACTGGTGCTCCTGTCCCGACTTCGTTCTACAACGAGATCGTTAAGGTTGCTCGTCTAGTAAACCCACTACTTGACTACGCTACTGTAATCAACACTGCTTCAGGTGAAAACTTGCAGGTGCCTTCACAGTCTGCGTTCTCAACTGCAACTATTAAGGGTCAGGGAGTTTCTATCGGAACTTCAGAGCCGACCTTCAACAGCTTTGTGACGTTGAGTTCTTACAAGTTCTCTGCTCTTGCTCAGTTGTCTCGTGAACTAATTTTGGATGCAGGTGTAGACATAATTGGATTCCTTGCCGACAACTTTGGGAACGCGTTCGCTTACGGCATTGGAGACAAGTTGATCAATGGAACTGGAACTGTCGAACCCACAGGTCTACTTTCTAGTGCTTCAAGTGCGGTCACGGGCTCAACTGGTGTGTCAGGCGTTGCGACTGCCGACAATATTGTTGATCTTGTTTACAGCCTTGATGGTTCGCTTCGTGCAAAGCCTTCATTCGCTGTTCTTGCTAACAAGACTACGATTGCTGGTATGCGTAAGCTAAAGGACTCTTATGGTCGTTACTTGTTCGACATTGGTCTAGGTCAAGAGAAGCGTGACTTGATTCTTGGTGTGCCTGTTATCGAAACTCCTAACATGCCAGATCCTGCTGTTGGTGTAAAGTCAATTCTTGCCGGAGATTTGAAGGCCTTGTATATTAGGTCAGCTGGGGGTTTGGACGTTCAGCGTTCAGACGACTTCGCTTTTGGTAACGATCTCAGCACTTGGAGAGCAACCTGGAGACTTGACGGTGCGCTTATCCAGAGTGCCAATATTAAGTATTACAAGGGTGGAGCGAGCTAATAACTCTCTTCTAGAAAGCCCCTCAAACTCAAAAGGTTTGGGGGGTTTTTCTTATAGGCTAGAGGGCATGACTTCTAAAGCTGCTATTGCATGGTATTCAAATTCTCTTAATCAGCCGACTGGTTATGGCACTCAATCGAAACAGGTTATTCAGCGTTTAGTTGCTGATGGATATAAGGTTGCGATGCTGTCTAATTATGGTGGTGAGGGTGTGAACTCTACTATCGAAACAGGTTCGGGACTTATCCCTCATTACAGCAGGGGAATGAACCAATATAGCACTGATGTTATGCCTTTGCATTACGCGCATTGGAAGGCTGAGAATCCTAAACTGCCCTCGTTTATGATTACGCTATACGATGTTTGGGTTTTTGATAATCCTGCTTTGGATTCTTTACCGATTGGTTCTTGGGTTCCAATAGATCATCAGCCTGGTCCTGAGAATGTTTTGAAGTGGTTGAGGAAACCTAATGTTACTCCGATTGCTATGAGTCAATTTGGTAAGGCGATGATTGAGCAGGCAGGTATTGAATCTGAGTATGTTCCTCACGCTATTGACACTAATGTTTTTAAGCCGACAGAGTTCTTACCTGAAGGGATTACGGGTCGCGAGTTTTGTGGTGGGGAAGGTAAGTTTATTGTTGGCATGAATTTTGCTAATAAGGCAGGCGGGTTTATTCATCGTAAAGCGGTTGCAGAGAATTTTCTTGCTTTTGCTATCTTTGCTCAGAAGCATGATGATGTGATGTTGTATCTACATACTGAGCCTTATGGTAAGCAGTCGGGGTTTGTTTTGCCTAACATTCTTGCTGCTTGTGGTGTTCCACAGGAGAAGGTGAAGTTTGTTGATCCTATTGCTTATCAGTATGGGATTAGTCAGGAGACTTTGGCTGCTATCTATTCTGGTTGGGATGTCGGCTTGTTTACTAATTATGGGGAAGGCTTTGGTGTGCCTCAGATTGAAGCTCAGGCTTGTGGTGTTCCGATTATCACTTCTAACTTTGCTGCTTCTGCGGAGCTTGCTTCTCCTGATTCTTTCCTTGTGAATGGACAACCGCTTTGGGATGCAGGGCAACACACTTGGTTTAATGTTCCTAATGTGCAGGCTATCGCTGATGCACTTGAGCAGGCTTATCAACGAGGTCGTAAAGAGTTTCCTGACACTTTGGCTTTTGCTAAGAATTATGATGCAGATAAGGTTTATCAAGAAGGTTGGAAACCTATTATCAAGAAGTTGTCTGAAAAGTGATTCCTGTTCTTGGTTTCTTGACTTACAGCAAGTTTGATTTAGCCGATAGATTGCTTGCTTCTATTGATTATCCTGTTGAGCATTTGGTGATTATAGATAATTCAGGTAAGCGACAGTATGAACCTGTGAAACCTAATCTTGTGAAGAACATGTGGTTTATTCAAGTTCCTTTTGGTTTAGGTTATGGTGGGGGTTTAAATTTGATTGTAAAGAGCACACCTTTTGCGCCTTACTGGTTGCTAGTAAATGATGATGCTGTTTTTGAGCCTGGAGCGTTGCAGAAGATCCATGAGAAGACTGATTCTGAGGCAATCAATTTTCTGAGTATCATGCCTAAGTGGTCGGCTTTTGCTTTGGGTGAAGGTGCGGTAAGGAAGGCTGGTTTGTTTGATGAGCGCTTTCATCCTATCTATTTTGAGGATAATGATTATGAGCGCAGACTTGAGCAGGCGGGTGTGAAAGCTAATTTTATTTATGCGACTTTGCAACACGATAATTCGAGCACTCTAAACTCTGGGTTTCATTCGCAGAATGATGTTACTTTTCAGCGTAACAGTAAATTATTTCAGCAGAAGATTGCTGAGAATGATTTGTCTGAGGGTGCATGGTCATTACAGATTAGGCGGGATAATTCGTGGGAATGATTGTTTATACGGGTGGAACCTTTGATTTATTTCATTCGGCTCATGTGCGCTTCCTGAAGGCTTGTAGGAAGATTGCAGGCGATGATGGTGAGGTTATTGTTGCTTTGAACACTGATGCCTTTATTCAGGCGTATAAAGGCAAATTGCCTGTTATGAGTTTTGATGAGCGTAAAGAAGTTTTGCTTGGTTGCAGGTTTGTGGATCAGGTTGTAGCAAACATTGGTGGGGCTGACTCGAAGCCGAGCATTGAACTTGCTTCGCCTGACTATGTTGTTATTGGTGATGATTGGGCTAGAAAAGATTATTACGCGCAAATGCAGTTCACAAGGGAATGGTTAGATGAGCGTGAAATTCAGCTTGTCTATGTTCCTTACACTTTAGGCATTTCGACTACTGACTTGAAAGCCCGTATTACTGCTGGCAGGGTAAACTAGAGATTGACTTTAGGAGTTTATTTTGGCTATAACTAATGGCTATTGCACTTTAGCGGATGTGAAGGCGGCACTCAGGGTCACAGATACTTTGGATGATGCTTTGATTGAGAACAGTATTAACGCTGCTTCTCGCATGATTGACCAATACTGTAACCGATACTTTTATTCAACTAGCGCAGGTGAGGTTCGCTATTTTAAGGCTACTGATGCCTATAACTGTTGGATTGATGATTGTCAAAATATTACTGAGGTTCGCACAGCTCAAAGCAATCCGATTACATATAATCAGATTTGGTCGAGCACAGACTTTCAAACTATCCCTGCTAACACTTATGCGAATGGTGCTTATCAACCTTTTACAGGCTTGATTGCGGTATATAACTATTTCTTCCCTACATGGCAGGAATCTAACCTTGTGAAGGTTACAGGAACTTGGGGTTGGCCTTCTGTGCCTGAGCCTGTGAAGTTTGCTTGTATTATCCAGGCTTCGAGATTGTTCAAGCGTTTAGAGTCTCCTCTTGGTGTTGCAGGTGTTTCTGACATGGGAATTATGCGTGTCGGCTCAAACATTGATGGTGATGTGGCACAGCTAATCAATCCGTTTAGGCTTTTGAGAACTGGTGCGTAATGGCGATAAGTGATCTTAGGTCTGCTTTAGCCGATAATCTGAAAACTGTTGCAGGGTTGCGGGTTGTTGAAACTTTGCCTGATGTGGTGAATCCACCGATGGCTATGATTGCGATTGACAAGGTTGCTTTCAATAAACAAAACAATCGTTCTATGGCGGAATACACTTTCAAGGTTACAGTTGTTTTAGGTAGGGTTTCTGAAAGGACAGCGCAGAAGGCTATGGATGTTTTGATTGCTCCAGGTAAGGGTTCTATCAAATACGCTTTAGAGATTGATAGGTCTTTGGGTGGTTATGCTTTTGATGTGTTTGTTGCTGAAACATCGGCGATAGGTGCTATATCTATAAATGCATTAGACTATTACAGTGCCGAGTTCTCGGTTCAAGTATTCGCTAGTTAAGGAAAATAAATGGCTATCTTTGTCGCAACAGACTTTAGCGTTAGCATCAACGGATCAACTGCTTTGGCTTCATACCTGACACAGGTTGAGTTGAAGACTTCTGCTAACGACATCACTACTACTTCTTTTGGTTCTACTTGGGTTACACGCGTTGCAGGTTTGAAAGAAGGAACTGTTACTTTGCAGTTCAATCAGGATTATGCTTCTTCTACTGTGGATGCTACCTTGTGGCCTCTGCTAGGCACTCAAGCGACTGTTGTTATCAAACCGACTTCTACTGCTGTGAGCTCATCGAATCCCGCTTATACTGCTGTTGCTTTGGTCACTGACCTAACTCCTGTTTCAGGTCAGATTGGTGATTTGGCTACCTTCTCTGTAACTTGGCCGACTACTGGAACTGTTTCACGCGCTACCGCTTAAGTCTGACTTTTAGGTTAGAGTGATTGTATGAATCAGATAACTCTTACAATCAATTTTGTTGATGGAACTTCTTATGAAGTCAAAACTGCTGC